TGGCGCAGTTGTTTGAGCAGCCTTGCCTAATTTATCAAGTTGTCCCGTTGCGGTATTAACTCCAGCGGTTAGACCAGCTACGTTTGCCCCAATCTCAACCTCTATTTTTGGATTTGCCATTTCTTTCTAGTTTAGATGCAATTTCCAACAATTTCTTTGCTTTAGCAAAGTCTTGCGGCGTGGACTCCAAAGGCTTGATTACTTTATCCCAAGGCAAAGGCCAAAGTCTTGTTGGGTCTAAGTTTGCTCCTTTCTTTAAATGCGGTTGCAATCCAATTATTGATTGATTCCTCATTGCCTCAATCATATCCATTTGGTCGATTTCATGACCTTTAACTAAAGCCTTTAACTCTTTACGGCTTAAACAAAAAAGCTGCTCATAAGGGACTTTTGTCCTTCCTACGAGCAGCATTAAATTTTCGCGAGCAGAATACTCCTCGCTTTCGTCTTGACTTACGTTTTTTTTTCTTGATTTTCACCAAGTCCCAACTCTAAAAGCAAGTCGGCTAAAACGTCGTTAAATAATTTCATTACATCTTTACCTTCAACCCAAACTTTCAACTCATCCAAAGAAACTGGACTTGTTGACTTTCTTAGGCAAGCAACTTTGTGACATTCATGTAGCAAGGCATAAATCAAGTCTATTTTTGGTATTGCAGTGCCATCAAAAGCAGTTGCAATTCCTAGTCCTGTAAAATCCTCAAAGTTCGCTAATGCGCCAAGATTTGGGTAAAAGAAAATCTCCCCTTCTTTAAAAGGAGCTGAATGGTATTTAGCCATATATGTTTATTAGGTTGGTATAACGCTAATTACTGGAGCGCCAGCAAAGTCGAAAGTTCCTGAGAAAGATACTTGAGAGTTTCTTTCAGCAGTAATTTCAAGAGAGTTTAACTGAGCATCAACAGTGATAATCTTGTCACCTGATTCAGTTCCTCCAAATACCAATTCAAACACTTTTCCGATGTCTTCCATCAAGTCAAATGCAGAAAGGTTAGAAACTCCAGTAGATGCAAAATCTAGGTCTCCACTAAAAGAGAAAGAGCCTGATTTGTCGCCGCCTTCAAGTCTTACTCCGTAATCTCCTGTGCAATCGTTTCTAACAATTACAGATTCGTTGGAGATGGAAACTGAAGCGGATGTTTTACAAACGACTGGAAGAGAGTTCCATTCGAAAGTAAAGAAATTGCCTAATTGATATGTTGCCATTGCTTATTCGTTTTAACAAATATACATAAATTTTTATTTATCAAGATACTTGGAAAACATCCAAGGTATAAGACAAGATTTTTTGGTAAGCTATTTGACTACTGCCTTGCTCGATTTGAACCCTAGAAAAGTTCTTTCGGATGTTTACCGCTTGTAAATCATTCGGCAAATCAATATCCGTCAGATTCATTTTAAGCTGAATTGCATTGGAAATATTTTCAGAAAGCTTTTTGCCTCCACTTCCTTGCGGAAACTTAGTTACGATATTAATCTGAAAGGTTGCGTTTTGCCTAATTGAACAATCGTTGTTTGTGGTTTCTGCCTCGTTTTGGTCTGTAATAAGTACGTAAGCCTGAGAGCCTAAATAAACCGCTGGATTAATTGTCGACGGCAATTCTGTGTCATGTACTGGAATAGTAACACCACTAAGAACCAAAGGAGTAATTGCATCAATTACCGCAATCCGTATGTCAGTAGATATCTCTCTCATTTAATGTCATTTTTAATTTGCTCTTCAATTTCTTGGACTAAGTTTGCAGTATTTGCAAAGAAAGCTGGCATTAGGTATGGTCTACCAATAATTCGACCTTGACCATTTCTGTAAAATTGTCTTGCAACATCTCTTACCTCTTGTGTGTATTGTGGATTAGCAAGAATCTCTTTTGCACTTAATCCAGTTCCAAATTCCAACCACGCTTCAATTTCAAATACTGGGTCTCCTGATTGAACTCCAACTTTCCAAGCCAATCCGTTATTTTCAGAAACCTTGTCAATCCTTTGCTTTATGTTTAAAGACAAACCATTCCAAGTGCTTGGTGCATTCCTAATTGCTTGAATTTCGATATCAGTTGCAGCGCTCGCCAATGTTTCCTTTACCGAATCAATTACCGCATCGCTTTTAGTATTCAAGTCAGCTAAAGCTTTGTCCAATCCTTTAACAGTTACACTCATACCGCAACCATTGTAATAATGTACTCTTTATGTTGCCTTTGCTCATTAAGTTGCACGCCTAAAATCTTGTGGTATTTAGAAGCATAAAGCACTTGGTAAATTTCGCTAGGCACAAAAGAGGTTCTGTACTGAATCGCTATTTGGTAGGTGTTTGGCAATACCATTTCCCCAGCTTCTAATCCATTGCTTCCTCTTGTCTGCTTAACAGATGCAAAGGTTGTTAAAGTCGTTGACGGCGTTGGTGTTGTACCTCCAGCGCCATCGCTTACAGATTGAAAGGTTACAAAAGAAACCTTTTGGTCATATTTGCCAAAATTAATCATACGAATAGGTCGGCTCTATATTTCAACTCAGTTGTAATGCTGGACTTTTGTGCGTAGTACATTTGCATATCAATGATGTTTTGTCTGTACGCAAATTCTGTGGCAATTCTTTTAAGCATCGCAACTTTAAGGTCTTGAGGCAAAGGATTAGAATTGTTAAACCCAGCTGAATAAGTGTAATTTTCAACTTCTGTTTCGTCAGTAGTTACGTCGGCAACCCAAGGTCCAAATGGATAAATCCTTTCCTCTCGCTTGTTATTTGTGACAGTAACATTGCGTTGAACGTAAAGCATACCGCTGGCCTTTTCAGATTCAATTCTAGCTTCAGGAATTAATTGGTTAGTCAAAATACTATCCCAGTCAGAATAATCAATCTGTAACCAAGCCTTAGCCTCTGCCAATGTGATTGGTTCGGTTGCTACTTGATAATTGTAGCTAATGTCTAAAGGTCTAACAACGCTCATTTCGTTTTAATTTTTTCTTTGTCCACTTTGACCCAAACGGCCATTCCTTTGTCAACCAAGTAAGTGTCGTAAGTCTTGCCTACGCTTAAAACCTCACCTTTCTCAAAGGGCGCCAAGTCAATCAATAATTTTATCATAAATGTACCGATTATTTTTGTAAATGTTTTTTATCATTCCAAGGCTCATCATCTGTCCAAAGTCGGTAACCATGAAAAACATAAAGAGACCTAATTAATCCAATCTTTAAATCTAACTCTTTAACCCTCATCGAAAACAATGAATCAAAAGCCAAACTATTTTCTGTAAACTTAATCTTTTTCCATGTTTTATATTGAAAAGCCATAAAAAAGCCTGCGATATATTCTTTGATTTCTTGAATGCCTTCTTCTTTATATGAATTAGCTATCTCAAAATGATTTCGCACGTTTAAATCGTAGTTAAAGGCTTTATTATGCAATTGGTGTTTTGACCTTAACCTGTTTGTGTAGCATCCTACCAAGCCAAATTTGTCTCCATCTAAAGACAACGCATCGTTTATTCTTTTGCCCCAATCAGCAGTTAAATAAAGTATGTCGCCGTCTTGCATTACAATCCAATCCTCGTCATCCACATTTAAACAACTCAAATAATCGTTATAGGCTTTACCTATATTTTTATCTAAGTTGAAAGGGTTTGAATAAAATATCTTTAAAGGTTGGCCCACGTTTGTTCGTTGTAGTAATTAAAATTTTTGTCAAAGCTTGGGTAATTAAATATGCATTCGCTTTCCTTGGCAATAATCGCTGGAAATCTTTCACTTAAATACCTATCCATTGGCATCTGTTTCATTCTTTTTTTTACTTTATCGGTGTTAAACCAATAAAAGGAACCTGAATAGTGAAAGTCTTGCGGAACGTATGGAGGACAAGGCAAAAGCTTACCACAAACGCTAGAAAATAGTTTCTCTGATAGGTCAGGCATAGCCTTTAAATTGCCTTCATATAAATGAGTAATCCATTTGTCTAAGCCTCGCATTACAGGCCGTGAAACGCCTTTACAATGGCTATAAAACGTAATGCCACCATTTACTCGACTGATTGAATCAACAAAGTGTACCGCCTCGCCAAATATCCTGTTATTCTCTACAAATTCAACTTTGCAATCCTTTGGCAAAAGGTCAAGTATTGGCTTGCCATTATAACCCAAGTCAATAGCAACCTTTACAATCTTTTGACCATCAAACAAATGCCAGTACTTGTTTAAATAGCTTAAATTAAGCTTGTGGTAATGCGTAATTTTTCCTCCGTAGTAAATAAAGTAAATTAGATTTTTTGGAACGTTAGCGCCCATTGTGTAGGTGTTTTTGGCTTTTCAATCAATTTGTATCCAAATGTTTTAAACATAGTTATCCACTCTTTTTCTTGCTTAATGTTTATATGTCCCCAGTCATCGTCAAAATCTGTCGTTTCAGGAGTTGAAGAAAAAAGTATAAACTTTGGATTAACCGCATTTAAAGCCTTTTGAATTTGCTCGTCTGTCATGTGTTCCGCAACCTCAATCCATAGCATTAGGTCGGCTTGTTTAGGCTTTTGAACTACGCTTAATTTTGGGTAATTGCTTTTGCAATAATCTCGATGTGATTTAAAAACATCTTGTGCAGTAATGTTAAAACCATTTTGGCGCATAACCTCGGAATAAACACCAGTCCCACAACCAAAATCTAAAACGCTATTTATGTCAAACTTTTTGCAATAATTGGCCACCTCTTGAGCCAAGGCTATAAAATCGGGATTATCAAAGGTTAAGTTAAAATTTTCAATCTCTGCTTTTAAGAAATCGTCTTCTGTAATATTCATTTTTTATAGTTTAAATTTCGCCGCAAGGCTTACAATTCTTTTTAAAATACATTTCGCAAGCCGTTCCATCTTGGCTGCTTGGCTCCCTATCAAAATAAATTTGCATCTCGCTAGGTTTGGAGGTAAACCGCTGGCAAGTGTTTTTGAGCTTGCATCTTTGAGGCTTACACATTGTAAATGTTGCCATAGTTAATTATTTATTTTTTTAAAGTAAGTGATTTATAAGGCTTTGAACAAAAAAAGGCGGGAAAAATTCCCGCCCTTTTACCATTAAACTAAACACCTATAAAATTAAGTTGTTTCCAAAAGCGCAATTGCAGCGCTGAAAGTACCTTTAACAAGTACTGGAGTATCGTTAGCAGAGATAAACTGCACCAAACGCTGCTCGATTCTGACAGTCTTCAAGTTGTCGATAAAGTCATCGCCTGACTCTCCGATTGCCACTTGCAAACCGCTTCTCAAACGTACATTGATAACAGAAAGGTCACCACCTACGAAATCAGCAGCAGTTCCAGTCAAAGCGTTAGTTGGGATAATGTTTACACCCCAAGCGTTGATACCACCGTTAGCGTTGAAAGTAACGCCAGCAGGAAGGATATACTGCTTCTCTGCATCCTTTGCTGAAAGCATCAAGTGATATTGACCAGTCTCAACGAATACACCAGTAGCGGTTCCGTTAGCAGCTTTAACCTGTGCGATGATTCCGTGGATAACATCCCAGTTAGTTGCAGACTCAACACCACCAGCCATAGAAGCGCCAGTAAAAGTAGTTGACTTAGAAAGCAAACCAGCAAGCTGAGGAGATGTTCCGTTACCAGTGAACAATTGGTTTTCGATAACAGTCTCAACACGCTTTACTCCATTGGATTGGATGTAAGAAGCCAAGTAAGCAGCATCTTCCAACATTTCCATTGAAACCTTCATGTGAACACCAATCTTCTCAACCTTAGCTCTCTGCTCCTTGTATTGTACGTCGATTTGAGTTTTCTCAACACCTTCGCCAATCATTACTGGAGTTCCTTCTTGGTCGTATTCTTCAACCCAAACTGCATACTGAGTTCCGATTGCTCCAACGCTTGCATTAGCAAGGTAAGTCAACAAACGCTGACGGATAGGAGAAACAACACCAGTAAACTCAGAAATAGTTACTTGAGAAGAAGAGTTAGCGTTAGCAATAGTAGAAGCCAAAGTGATGGTTCCAACTGCTTTCTCGCTAATTTCAAATACCAAAGGAGCCTTAAGACGAGCATTAGGCTCAGACTTCAATCTTTCGATTTCTGCTCTTACTGGCTCGTAAGCCTTCATAAATGCACTTTTGAAATCTTCAGCACTTACTTCTTTCTCAACTGCGCTTTTTTGCAAAGCGATGTCAAGCTTGTCAAGTTGCTTTTGCATTTCAGCAGCCTCTTCTTTGGTTACTACACCGCTAAGAGACTTAAGTAGGCTCTCAGCCTTTTCGAAAGCCTCGTTAGCTTTCACCTCTGCATTGCTTGCTTTAGCCTTTAGAGCCTCGCCAGCTTCTGCAATCACTGCCTTTACGGCATCAATTGTTAGATTTTCCATGATTCAAATTGTTTTTTAAGTTCGTTAATTGTTATTATTTCGACCTCCTCGGCTTTCTTAATTTCCAAAGTAGGCTCAGCTGGCTTTAGAAATTCCAAA